CGCCGCCCTTGCCTGGCGATGTGTCGGCGAGGTCGCCACGCAACAGCATGTCGCCGGTTAGGACAGTCGAGCCAGCCTCCAGTGTCCGAGAGCCATCGGCTGCCCAGACCAAAGGAGCCAGTGGAACGCGGGCACCCAACGCCCCCCACCGAATCCCCTGCGAGCCCAGCTTCGTCAGGTAATCCAGAGCAGTCTCGATGCGCTCGGGATTGTAGGCGCCCTCGGCGCGCAGATTGAGCAGCTGCATGGCGGGAACATTGGGGTAGATCCGGAGCGTTTGGCCGAAGGCATGGGCGGCCGTCAGCGTCAGGGTCGCGGTCGGATTGCCCGCGCCGCTCACGACATAAGCCGTGGTCTCCGTTTCGACACCGCTGGCGTCGTCGACAATGGCGACATAGAGCTCGCCGGAGCTTGCCACCGGCCAGGGAATATCGAAGGCCACGGTGACGCCGTTCCCCGCATACTCGAGCGGGTTTTGCAGATCGGTGGTGATCATGGGTTTCAGTCCTTCGCCGGGCCGGTGATGTATTCGTAGGGAGCGACGTCGTAACCATCCTGCCGTCGCGCGAGTGCGTCAATCGTTTTATTGATCTGGGCCGACGGGATCCCGAGGAACGCGCCGCCCAGGTTCACGGCGGACTTCACCGCCGCCTTGTCCAGATCGCCCTGCCAGAGCTGCTCGTTGGCGCGGCCGACCGCCTGCCACGCGCGGCCGAGGATGCTCTTGGCGTCGTAGCCGCGCAGCTCGGTGAACAGCTGGGCCAGGCCCGGCACGCCGCCGGCGATCGAGCCGAGCGTTTCCAGCCCGGCCAGCGCCAGCCAGTCGTCGACCACGGTGCCGTCGTCGTCATCGTCGTCCGGCCACTGGCCGCGGATGATCACGGCCAGCAACGCCTCGGCGGTGAACAGGCTCACCATATCGACCGCCCAGTTGGCCGCCTCGCCGACGTTGCGGAAGTTGGTACGCCGAGTCCGGTCGACCGCCACGTTCTGCTTGGCGATCATGTACGACATCAGCGACGTCATCGAGGCGATCAGCTCGGACTGGCGATGGCTCTCGCCCAGCGTGCCGCGCTGGATGGCATTCTTGTCGATGAAGTCCAGCGACGCCTGCGCGCGCGACACCACATCGTCGGCGTACTGCCGAGCCGCATCCAGGTCGCCGCCATTCTCGGACAGCGCCTTCGCCTCGGCCGCGCTCCAGGTGATCACGTCGACCACCCGCTGCACGCGCGAGATCATGAAGTAGCCCCAGCGGATCATCGCCATGCGCCCAGCACGGACCCGACCAGCGCGGGCGGACATGACCTCCTGCACCGACTCCACCGAGGTCAGCGCGCGCGACTGCATGAACGGCGATCGCTCGTTGACGTGGCGCCCGGCATCGAGCGGGTTCTGCAGGTACTGCAGCAGCGATACGAACGTGGCCTGCCGGCCCAGCACCACCGACGTCTGCAGCACGCCGGTCACCTGCAGCGCGGCAGAGGCCACCTTCCAGGTCAGCACCGACGCGGTCAGGTTCGACCGCAGCGCGCGGTGCCAGGACAGGAACTCCAGACGCAGCGCCATCTCGCCGGCAGCCGCATCCTTCAGCCAGACCTTCAGCGCCTGCTGGTAATCCACCAGCCCGACCTCCTGCACCGCAGCGGTGAACTCCGGCCCCTTCAGCACCTGGTGAACATAGTTGACCGCATCGCCCAGCCAGACGTCGCGGATGACGTCGCGCAGGTGCTGGTCCAGCACGCCCAGATCCAGCCGCACCGGACGCCCGCCGGAGCCCACGCGCTCGATCGTGTGCCCGTTGCGCGTCGACGCCTTCGCGGTGCGCCCGGTCTGGATCGACTTGTAGAAATCGTCGACCTCCTCGTCGCGGCCGCGCGCGTCGTCGGGCGCGTACTTCAGCGGGTAGTAGCCGCCCGCCAGATCCAGCTGCTGGCCGTCGGAGGTCCGCACCGAGAACGGCGCCGGCTGCACCTTCTCGGGCACCAGCCCGGTGCGCCGCTTCTGGGCCGCGGCAATGTCCGGCCAGTAGGAGTCCACCAGCCGCCAGGCATCCTGCACGAACGCCCAGTCCCTCGCCGACAGCGTGCCCAGCAGGGTCGCCACCTCGGCCTCGGAGAGCCGCCCCGCCACCTGCGTGAGGACCGCCTCGCGGTTGCCGGCGTTGCCCCAGTTGAGCGCCAGCGCCAGGATCCGGCCGCGCGACCACGCCTCGCCCTCCGGCAGACCCGGGACGGCGGCCGACTTATCCAGCGCCCGCAGCTCGGGCTTGGAGTAGTGCCGCAGCCACAGGCCCGCAAGCGCCTCCTGCGCGGCCTTCAGGCGCGGGTTCACCTCCAGGGTCACCGCATCGCGCAGCACGCCCACGGTGTGGCGCCAGACGGCGCCCTGGTCGCGGAAGCCGTCCAGATCCCGCGCCAGGTCCGTCGCCCCGCCCATGAGCGCACGCGCCTGCAGGGCAGCCTGCCGCGCCTTGTCCCCGAGGGTCGGGTCGCCACGGCGCACCGGGCGCTCCTCGCGGACATCGCGCACCGAGGCGGCCACCTCGGCGTCGACCTCGGCCCGATCGACCCGCTGCCCCTTGTTCAACAGGGTGTTCTTCAGGTCGGCCAGGTGCGCCAGGTGCTTGACCGCATCGCGCAGCGCCCGGACCTGGGCCACGGACAGGTCGCGGAACGGGAGCGTGAGCGCCTCGTCCATGACCGCCTCGGGCATGTTCACCGGCACGCCCTCGGCCTCCTTGCGGGCGATGAAGTCGCGCAGGCTGGCGCGGCGCTGGGCCGCGACGCCGGAGATGGTCCGCAGATCGAACCGCTCCAGCAGCCCGTCGATCTGCTCGAGGTAGTCGGCGCCGGCCTTGCCCAAGGCCGCGCGGCGCTTGGTCTTGGTGAACCGGCGCAGGTACTTCTGGGCCGACTCCACCTCGCGCCGGGCCCGGGCCGCCTCCCCGAACAGGAGATGGTTCAGCAGCTGCCGACGGCGAGCCGCCAGCGCCGCCGGCCAGTCCTGCCGGGCCGCGGCTTCGAACGCCTCGCGCCCGGCCTTGGCCTCGGCCGAGCGATAGGACGCCGGCTGCAGGCGCCGCGCCTGCTTGTCGGCCACCATCCGCCGGGCCACCTCCCGCAGCACCGCCGCCTGGGAACGCACGCGCGAGCCGGTGTGGCGCTCCAGCGCCTGCACCTCAAGCAGCATGGCCTGCGCCTGCTTCTCGCGGTGGACGGCCACCAGCGCCCGCTCCGGCAGCGTGCCGTCGGTCATCGGATCCGGATACCGCTCGCGCACGATCCGGTCGGTGTCGGCCTTGACCACCTCGGCCAGCGGCGGCGCGTTGACCAGCGCATCCACCAGGCTCGCCCCGCTGGGGAACCCGAGCAGGCCCGCCGCCACCTCCGGCGTCACTCCGCCCTCGACCGCATAGGTGCCGCGCAGGTGCCGCAGGAAGGACGGACCGTAGTCGTCCAGCAGCGCCTCCTTCGACAGCTTGACCGGATCCGGCACGGGCGAACCGTCGGGCAGCTGGCCACGGCGCAGCCAGCGCAGCGCGCGGTAGACCGGCAGCTGCCGGGTCTGGGCTTCGACCTCGGCGCGGATCCGCCGGCGCTCCTCGCCCAGCATCGCCCGCCGGGCCCGCTCCTCGGCGCGCAGCACCTCGCCCGCCAGGGCCGCCTCGGCATCGGCCTGCGCGTCCAGCACGGCGCGGTGGTAGGCCTCGAAGGCAGCGGCGTCCATCCCGACCGCCACGCCGTCGGTGATCAGCGCCTCCTGATAGCCGCCCTTGCGCGCCTCGGCGATCTCCGCATCCGTGGCGAGCAGGCGATCGAACACGCCGCGCACCTCGTCGGTGAGCTCGACGTTGAGTCCGGCGAGCGTCTTGTAGAGCTCGGTGAGCCAGACCTTGAACGAGGCGAACGCGCGCCGCAGCGCCGGCGACGGCGCCCGACCCTCGCGTAGGTACGCCTCGAAGCCGCGCGCCCAGGTTTCGTGCGCGTCCCGGCGCACCGCAGTCGGCTGCTCGCGCCACCAGGCCGCGCGCTCGGCGTCGGTCGCGCCGACGGCACCGACGAACCGCAGCATCGCGTGGAAGTCGGCCACCAGCTGTGGCGCGGCATTGGCGTCCTGCGCCAGGTCGCCGAGGATTTCGGCGAAGGCGTGCGCGGCCTCATGCAGGAACGTCGAACGATCGGCGCCGGCGAACAGGGAGATATCGAACACGCGCCGGCCCTGCGCGTCGCGCTGCCCGACCACGATCTGCCCACGCTGGTTGTCCTGCCCCTGGAACAGCGGCAGCCCCGCGAGCGCCGCCTCGCGCAGCGCCGGGGTGATCTCGAGCGACGACACCGCCGGCGGGGTGGCGTCGGCTTGCGCATCGCGCAGAGACTGCCTCAACAGCTTGCCGATCCACGCGTCGTCGCCCTGCCCCGGGAAGCGCCGCCCGCTTTCGTCGTAAGCGTCGATCGCCCGATCCAGCACCGCGACCACGTCCTCCACGCCACGAATGCTCATATCGGCGTCGTCGATCGCCGTATCCATCGTGGCCATGACGGCGTCGACTTCCTGCTGCGGCAGATTCCCAGACCGCAGGCGCAACTCCGCGGAGTCGCGGAACAGGGTCACCACGTCCACGTCCGCGCCGGCGCCCGGCAGCACCGAGGGCACCACCTGCGCGCCGAACGGCTTACCCAGCGCCTTCATGATCCGCGGCACCTGGGTCTTGTAGCGATCGAGGATCGCGCCGAAGCGCCTGGAGGCGCCGGGGTCGTCCTTGATCTGCTCGAGCGTCATGCCCCATTGCTCGATCTGCGGCACCTGCTCCTCATTTGGCCAGGCCACGCGGTCGAACCCGTTTTCAGCGGCATAGCGCACCATGCGCTTCATGGCGAGCTCGGGCCAGGTGGTCTTAAATGGCGCGTCTGGCACCGCGTCGCGCTGCTTCTCGAGCGCCGCATCCTTAACCGCAGCCTCGGCGGTCTCGGCCTGATACAGCCCGACCCGCTCGCCCTCGGCGTTGAACACCCGCCACGCCCCCGGGCGCCACTCGGTGGCGGTCCAGCCCGGCGGAACCGTGCCCCGGTAGCCCTTGCGCTTGCCCTGCTGGTGCCAGTCCGACTGCAGCTCCTGCACGAATAGGACCTTCTTGCCATCGGCATCGATGCGCGTGTCGAAGCGCACGTGCGCAACGGTGTTGGGTTCGAAGTGACCGCCGGCGAACGGAGCCTCGTCACGCGGAGCGTTATTTGCAGCCTCCTGAATAGCCCGAATTCCGACCATTTCATCGCCAGTCGCCGGCCGAGCATTGGCGCCCGACAGTGGCAGCGAAGGCGTCGACAAAAACATCCCGTCGGAACCGGCGATCCGGCGGTGCGGCCCGTCCACGACCACCGATAGGCCGAACTGCGCCGCTACGGATCTTGCCACGCGCGTCTGATTTCCAACACCAACTGGCATCTTCAGCAGCAGCACCTTGTAGTCGGTGCCGCCGGGCAGGGTCATGTTGGCGTAGGGCGCCATCGTCCCAGGCAGGTGGAAGCCTGTCTGCTGCGCGCCCTCTACCCCCTGCACCTCCACGGCCGCCTGCACGGCCGCGAACACGGCCCGCGCATAGCTGACCTCTGCGCTCCCCACTTGCTCGATCAGTTCACCCTTGTCGCGTGGGTTCTGGTCCTCGCCCTGGTCATCGAACAGGCCCCAGCTTCCGACGCCGCTGCTATCGCCCATGCCGTGGATTTCGTCGTCCTCGGCATCCAGGCGCGCGACCATGAAGCCTCGCGGGATCTGCGGCAGCGACCCGCCCTGCGATCGCACATAGCCCAGCGAGAAGTCGTAGGCCGCGCGCTCGGCTTCGTCGGCGTTGTCATAGAAGCCCATGCGGCCGTTCGGCCCTTCCACGAAAAACACCGGCGTGCCATCCATGTGCGGCGCACCCTGCTCGACCTTGAACGGCAGGTCGTCCAGCGATTCCGGGGTGCCCGCAGCGGGCGCCTTCCCCATCAAGTCCTCCTCGATCACCAGCTGGTTCGCGCGCACGAACTCGCCGATCGCCTCGCGCGTGATCGGACCATCCTGCTCGGACAGCCAGGCGTCCAGCCCAAGCCACTCGCGCTCGGCCTGCCGGAATTCGCCGCGGCGCTGGGCGCCATCCAGCCAGCCGCGCCACTGTTCCGCGCTGCCGCGCTTGGGCGCACCGCGGCCCAGCTCGACGGAGTCCAGCAGCGCAGAGCGGAACGGTTGCTCGGACGCCGCAGGCTCGTACACGCGCATTCCCGGCGCGCCGTTCATCTGCCCGGCGGTTCGATTCTCGGATTGGATCAAACCGGCAGCCGCCGCCGAATCGCCGGTCTGTGGATCCACGACGTCATCGATGAAGCCATCGTCGCCCAGCTGCCGCAAGCGTGATCGGCTCGCCCCACCCACAGCCCACTGCGCGCGCGGCATCACCAGGATCATGCGATGTGCGCCGGCGCGCAGCATGATCACCTTCAGCACCTCCGGATCGAGCGCGGACTGCAGAGGGAGCGCGGTCATCACGTTTACCGCGCCGCTGGTCGCCACGCCAATGACGCCGACCTTGTCGCCCAGCTCCGACGACAGATCGCGGGCGAGCGCACCAGCGTCCCGCGGTGACGTGATCGACGCGAACGGCAGCAAGCCATGCGGCTGGCCGGGCTCGGCGCGGAAATCCACCTGCTCGGTGTCGAACGCATGCACGGTCGACTCGAAGTGTGGTCCATTGGCCGCCTGCTGGATGGTGCTGTAGTACCGGTGGTTCAGCACGACGTGACCGCCGAACTCCAGCCGCCCCAGGTTGGCCGTGCCGGGCACGCCTGGGTGCTTGTTGAGCGTGTCCAGGTTCGCCGCCAGCATCTGGGTGAAGGCGATATCGGCGCGCGAGGCGCGCGGGTTGCCGCTGGGATGGTTGTGCATGACCCAGACACGCAGCGCGCCGGTGCCAGCCGCCTGGTTGCGCAAGCCCATCGCCACCTGCAGCAGGTGGTGGTAGTCGGAATCCCAGACCGCCGTCGATGCCGCCAGGCGCGAGGAATAGGCCGACTCGAAAACGACATCGCCAGCCTCGTTGGTGAACACATAACGAAGCGTCTCAAACTCCGGGCTGCGATAGACCGCGGTAAGCGCCGCCAGGTCCGCCGTGGTTTCAACGCGCTGCCCCAGCAGCTGCGCAGTGCCATCGTCGGCCAGCGTGCGGCCGATGGCATCGCCCAGCACGGAACCACCGTGGTCGCGCACGAAGCGGTGAAACGCCTCACGCCCGCGGGTGAGAACCTCGGGCGAGGCATCCGGCCGGTCTGTGGTCTTGCCGGCATACGGATCGGCCGACAGCAGATCCAACTGGTCCGGGTCGGTGCTGGTGCGACCCCGCGGCGCCTCGACACGCAGACCCTGATACAGCGCCTGCGGCTGCGAGATCGCGTCCTCGTCCCAGATCACGAAGTTGTGCGAGTCGCCCGTCGAGCCGCGCGTGCTGGCGTCGGCGTAACGCAGGCCGGGAATGCCCATCCCGAACAGCGCGTGCGAGGCAAGCCGCGGCGAGGTGTTGATCGCCCGATAGACCATTTCGCCGGTGGCGTGCACGGTCCACGCCACCGCATCCATGCGCCGATCGAACCCGACCTGTGCGCCGTTTGCGAACCGCACCAGCCACTTGCTGTCGGATGGCTCGGTCTCCTTGACCACGGTCATGCCCAGCGCCTGGAGCACCTTCGGCGACTGGTCCACCAGCTCGGCATCCCAATCCAGCAGATCGTCGGCGTCCGGAACGTCGACCTGATAGAGCTGGCCTGGCGGCTGGTACTTCAGCCCGATCCCGTGCAGGTAATCCAGCATGGCCCGCGCGAGATCGTGATGCGCCTTGTTGAGCGAGGTCACCGAGAACAGGTAGGCGGCAGGATCGGCGTCCTCCATCGCCGTTGCCACCATCGAAGCCACGCCGCGCACTGTCGCGTCATCCTCGACCCCGCCTTCGAACTCGTCCTCGAGCAGCGTCCGCACATCGGACTTGGACGCGCTGGCACGCCCCTCTGGCGCGTCGTAGGAGAATCCGCTGTCCTCCTTGGCTGCAACGCGCTGCGCCCCATTGGCCTGCAGGTAGTCGATGAACGCCTTGTAATGCGGCGCGAACGGCGCAGGGATTTCGCCTCGATGCACCGCTCCGTCGACCCAGCTGCGGGCCGGCACCCCCTTCACGTCCACCAGGGCCTCGAAATCCGCAGCCGCACCGACCACGTCATCAAGCCAACCGTCGTCGTTCGGGTCCTCTGGCGGCGCTGCCGCACGCTCACTGAGCCATCTGCCGAACTCACCATCGCCAAGATTGAACTCCACAACGGTGCCGGGCGCTTGCGTGGGATCGCGCACCTTCATGACGGTCTGCGCATTCTTCGACGACACCGATTCCCGATACCACTCGGCAATCCCGCGCCGCGAGGCGAAGTAGAGCCCCCAGCCGTACACCTGCGCGCCCTCGCCGGTGCCGATCTTCTGCAGCGAGAACCGATCGATGCCGCGCGCATGGGTGCCGTGGTAGGCGGTCTGCAGGAACGCCTCGGTCGAATCGTCGAACGCAGCCTGCGCAATCTCCCGCTGGCGCTCGACCGGCAGCTTGGACACGTCCTCGCCGGTGCGGGTCGCATGCGCGTCGAATGCCGAGCGCACCGAACCGACCAGCCCGCGGAACTGCTGGCGCTTGGTGGCGCGCTCGCGCGCACCGGGATCGTCGGACTCGATCACGCGCACCGGCTCGCCCTGCAGCTCCTGACGGATCAGGTCCACCAGCTCGCGGTAATCCGGACGCCCGGCCCAGTCGGTCGTGGTGAACACCGAGCCCCAGCCATCGTCGACCAGCCGCTGCGCCATCTTTTCGGCGGTCAGCCCGGACAGGCTGGTCAAGCCAGGACGCAGCTGCGCATCGGCCGCCAGCAGATCGCCGCCGCCCACCGACGACGGCTGGATGCCGCCCTCTGCGATAACCGCCTCGACCAGCGAGCGGCCGAACACCTCGCGGTCGGTGAAGGTCCGCCCCGACAGCGCCGACTCGATGATCGGATCCAGCCCGATATCGATCCCTCGCGCCTGCGGCCCCTGCAGTCCCTGGTCGCCGTTGACGTTGAAGGCGAACCGCTGCCGCAGCGTGGGAACGTCGATGCCGGTGCGTTCGGACAGCGTCCCGAACAGGCGCTGCATCACCGAGGCTTGTTGCGCCGCCGTGGCGTCGCCCACCTGACCCTGCAGCATCCCGTAGAACTCGTCGTAGACCTCGCCCAGCGCGCCCTCGGCCCGGGCATCGGGCTCGCGGCCCGCCGCCAGCTCAGCCTGGTAGGCGTCGATATCGGCGAGGATCTCCTCGCGCGACGGCATCGGGGTCTCCGCATCGACCTCCGCGCCGGTCGGCGACAGCCGGACCTTGGCGCCGATCGCTTCGTGCGCCTCGGCCATGTGGGTGATGTAGCGCGACAGCGGGATCGCCAGGTCAGTCCCCGTCGCCTGCGCCTCCTCCCAGGCCGACGGGTCGCCGGTCAGCTGCAGGGCCGCCTCCGAGGCGTCCACCTGCGCCGACTGGAACAGCGCCTGCGCCTGCGCCACCGGCAGGTAGACCACGGCGTCGCCCACCTGCTCCTGCAGCAGATCCTCGAATTGCCCGGGCGAGGACGTCCGTAGCTTGGATTTCAGCGAGGCCGCGACCAGCCCGTCCAGATAGCCCTTCTCCTTGGCGGCCCGCGCGGTGTCGATCGAGCGCCGCACGGTCTGATCCGGCGGATGCGCGCCACCCAGCGCCGCCTCGGCCAGGCCGCCGGGCGCACCGATCAGCATGGCGTCGATCGCCGCCGACCACTTCTCGTCGCGCGGCGTGCGCTTGTTATCCAGCAGATCGCCGGTCTCGGTCTGCGCCACCTGGGTCGCGCTCTCGGACACCGACTCGGCGATCGGCGCGGTGATGAAGCGCCGAGCGCCCTGCGTCATCGCCTCGGACAGCGGCACCACGGAGCCGGCCGCCTCGATCGTGCCCATCACCCCGCCGCCGAGCGTCGCCTTGCCGAAGGACTCACCGCTGGCCCGACGCTGGGAGAACTCCTGCGCGCCGGTGGTCACGCCCATCAAGGCCGCGCCGCGGCTCGCCCCGCGAGTCGCCATCGCGCCCATCATCGCCGGCAGCGAGTCGACGAACAGCCCGCCCCAGTAGTGGATCGACTGCCCCGGGTTCATCACCGCATCCAGCGCGGTGCGCGGACGCTGCACGCGCGCCTGCAGCGTGGCCTGGTCCTCGCGCACGGCCGCGCTGATCCCGGCCGCATGGCGCCGGAATGCCGACACGCCCAGCGGATCCTCGAAGGCACCGGCGGCGGCCTTCAAGCGGTCGAACTCGGCGCGATCGCCGCGGCGCTGCGCGTCCTGCATGCCCACCGACAGGATCTGCCGCATCGGCGCGGTGCCGGCCTGCGTCACCCGATCGACATTCTCGGCCAGCCACTCGGCGGTGTTGGCGCCCATGCCCACGTCGGCCGCCTGGAACCGGCGCGAGAAGTCGTCGCCCATCGCGCCGGCGCCGGGAAACAGGTTCCCCAGCACCGTGCCGAACCACGTCTCGCGCTTGCGCGCGGCCCGGTTGACCTCGGTCAGGTTGTCCAGATCCTCGCGCGCCACCGCGGCGTTGTCGGGCTTCTGCAGCCAGCGCGAGAAGCCCGGGTCGCCCTTGGCCGCCGCCTCCATGCGATCGAGCGCATCGACCTCCTCGTAGTGGGGAAGGTCGGACGCCACGGCCATCGCAGGGAGCCCCCGCCCCGCAGCCAGCCGTTGCGCCCGACCCATCTGATCGGCCGGCACCGACGGCGTCTGCAGGGCGGTCTCGCGCGCCGCGGTGGCGTCACGATCATCCAGCCAGCGGGCGAACTCGTCCTGCGTGGTGTCGGCCATCTATTGCTCCTGGGCTGCCTTGAACTGCGCCCAGAGCGACGTGATCTGGGCTTCGCTGGGATTCTCGACCCCGCGCGCCCGTAGGGTATCCCGAACCTGCTGCCGGGCCGCTGCCGTCATCGTCAACCCGAAGCCCGACAGCGCGGTCGCCCGCTCGGCACGACCTCCCGGATCGGCCAGGAACTGCTGCACCACCGCGCCGACCATCGCCTCGTCCTGGTCCGGCGTCGGCTCGCGCCCGGGGTTGGACGCGCGCCAGGCATCCCGCGCCTGCGCGATCGCCAGGCCGAACGCCGCGCCGTTCTTCTTCGCCTGCGGCGTGCTGCCGTTGAAGCTGTCGCCCAGCCGCATCAGGCCGCGGCGCACCAGCGCCGATTCGACCTTGCGCTCGGCGTGCGCCTTGCCCGCCTTGTCCGGCGTGTTGGCGGCGACCCAGAGCGCCTGCAGCCGCGCCAGGTCAGGCGTTGCCAGCGAGCCCTCGGCCTTCCAGATCTCGGTGATGGTTTCGGGCTTGGCGAACTGCGCCGGATCCCGGGTCGCCAGCCGCGTGAAGGTGTCGTAGATGACCGGATCGGTGCGGGTCAGGACGCCTTGCCGCTTCCGGTCCAGGCTGTTCTGCAGCGGTTCGTCCCAGCCCTGCTGCTGGGCCAGCGCGTAATCGGCCGGCTCGAGCAGCTTGTCCAGGGTCCGGGAGCCGTCCGCGGCAGCCACCACCGAGCGCATCCGCTCCAGCGACGTGCGCTGCGCATCGGCGCGATCGGCCTCCTCGATCCCGTGCAGGGAGCGCACCCGCTCCTCGACCTTCCGGCGCCAACGCGGGTCTGAGGCGCGCGGGTCGGACCGCACGGCGGCCAGGCGCTCCCCGAGCGTCGCTGGGACGCCGGGAGAACCCGCGCCCTGTGGCGCCGCCTGTGCGGCCGCAGGGCCATCCCCGCGCCAACGCATCGCCCGGCCGGTGACCTCGGTGACGTACCGGGCGGTCTTGGGGTTTTCCGCCGTGCGGCCCCGCTTGACCACCGCCTCGGCCCCGCCGTCGCCGGCGAAGTGGGCGGCAATCGCGTACTCCGGCCCGTTGGCCTTCATGCGCTGCGCGAACTGCCGCGCCGCCGCGTCGATGGCCTGGGCCGGGTTGAGCGGGTCGATGCCCTGCTCCTTCGCCACCGACGGCAGGTACTGCATCACGCCCAGCGCGCGCTCGCCGGTCTTGGTGACCGGACCCACGGCATCCGGGCGGAAGGACGACTCCTGCTCGGCCAGCGCGTAGAGATAGGCGGCCGGCACGCCGTACTTCGACGCAGCCGACTCGATCGCCGCGTCCACCGCGGTCGTCGGCTTGCCGCGCTGCGGCGGCACCACCATCGCCGTCGGATGGCCGCCCACGATCGCCTGCGCGACGTTGTCGACCTCGTCGGCCTCCTTCAGCGGGCGCAGCTCTTCCTCGATCCCGACCAGGTCGGCGGCGTCCAGCTGGTCGCGGTACTTCTGCAGCACCGCGTCGCCAGACCACGGATCGTCCTGCACCTCGCGCAGGATGACGCCCGCCAGCGCCTTCGACCGGGCGGCGCGCTTGGCGCCGGCCACCACTTCAGGCGCCGCGCCGCGCAGCTTCAGGTCGATGGCTGTCTCGACGTTCGCCAGCTCCTCGCCCAGCCGCGGCGGATCCTTGTAGTGCAGGACCGCAGCGTTGGTGGCGTTCGCCACCATCGCGTCGGCCTGCTGGTCGCGGTAAGCGTCGGTCTGCTGCAGGACGTGCCGCATGATTCCCTGCCGGGCACCGATCCGCATCTCGCCGCCGATCAGCGACGCCTTCTCGCGCAGGTGCGGCGGCAGGCGGTTGATCGCTGCCTGCTGGCGCTCGTCCCAGACCGGCAGCACCTCGCCCTCCAGGTTGAACGACTCGGCGCCCTGCCGGGCATAGGCGCCGGTTTCCGGGTTGAACAACAGCTCGGACTCCAGCGCGGACATATCGTTCTTGAACGCCATCAGCGCGGCGTCGTTGGCCTTGGCCTGCTGCTCCTGCCCGATCTTGTAGGCCGCCTGCCCCAGGTCGCCCAGGCCGCGGGCGATGCCGGCGCCGAAGGCTTCCGGCGAGACATTGCCGTCCGAGAAGTTGCCGCGCAGGTTGGTCGACTCCACCTGCGGCCCGTCGTAGCGAGGCACGCGCATGTCAGCGAGGCCCGATGAAGGAGCTGGTGCCGGCGTTGGCACCCGCACCATAGGACACCTGCGTCGCCCCGGAGGACACCTGCGTCGCCCCGGCCCCACCGCCACTGCTCATCGCCCCATAGCCCATCGTGAAGGCGTTGGCCGCGGTGGTCAGGTACGTCCCGGTGACCGCGTTCTTGGTGGCCGAGCGCGTGACCGCGGCATCGGTGGCGAAGTTGGTCGCGTTGACGCCATAGCCCCACGCCTCGCGCGCGGCGTTGTAGCGGATGGTCATCGCGTCGGTTTCCCCGAACGCCACGGTTTCATCCTGCAGCGCCAGCGCGGTCCCCGAATTGGGATCGATCCCGTTCGCCGCCAGCGACGCGCGCTGGGAGCCCAGCAGCTGCCGCACCTTGGACCGATGATTCTCCTCGGCGACGGCACCAATGCGATTGGCGAGCTCGCCCTTCTGCCGCTCGAGCGTGGCATTGCGCTCGGCCACGATCACCTGGGCGCGCCCGGCCTGCTTCTGGGCGTCGGCCGCATACAGGCCCGAGGCGACGGTCAACGCGATTCCGACGATGGCTACGGGATTACACATGCCAGTCTCCGGCGCGGAACAGGTGGAAGGCGTGCCCATTGTGCGTCAGGGTGCCCTTGGAAATCTCGAAGCCCAGCCAGCGCAGCCAGCGCAGCGCGCCCAGGTTCTGCGCATGCACCAGGTTCTGCAGGCGCGGATAGTCCTGCAGCATGACGTCGACCACGGGCCGGCACGCCTCGATGAACGGCCGGCGCACGCGCGCCAGCCCCTCCGTGGCGAACATCCACGGCGCCCCAATGCCCTGCAGCGCCACGGTCGGCGCCACCCCGAACAGGCACACCGGCGCGTCGTCGACCAGGCCGGTGGCCGACCAGCTGGAGATCCGCAGGCTCTCGCGCAGGGCAGGCTCCGGCTCGGATCCCAGCGCGCGCATTTCCGCGGCGTCGGCCGGGCGCAGATCCGCCAGGATCGCCTCGGCGTCCCCGGGCTGTGACCAGCGCAGCGCCGTCGCGGTCATTGCCCAACCCCCATGTGCGGGGTCAGCGTCAGGATGGTGGCGGGCAGGCCGCCGCCGGCGCGGATGCAGACCTTCCCGGCCGGATCCCACGACGCCGAAATGGCGTACTCCAGCAGGCCCGCCTTCGCGTCGGGCTCGCGGCCCCACTGCTCGCGGTAGCGGCTCTTGGCCGGCTCGAGGTGGTCGAAGTCCACCCCGGCCCGCACGTTGCGCGCATCGACCACGCCGACGTCGACCCGGCGCACGATCTTCTGTTTCCCCTGCACGCTCTCCGCGCCCGCCAGGTTGATCTGCAGCGACTCCAGGTCGCAGTCGTAGGCCAACCCCACGTGCGCCACCACGACCGGATCGGCGAGCGTGATGGACCCGCCGGCCACCAGCGCCTGCGCGAGGATCTGGCCGTCGCCGACCACGTCCACGGTTTCGCCGTTGAGATGCGCCAGGCCCAGCAGGGTATCCACGGCCAGCGCCCAGTCGGTGGTGGCGGTGGCCTGCCAGGCGGCGGCGATCGGAGACAGCGCATAGCCGCGCACCACGGTCGCCGACACGAACTCCGAGATCCGGATCCGCGCCATCGCCTCGGTGCCGTACCCGAACACCAGCACGTCCCCGACGTTGCTGGCAGCGAAGGCGGACGCCGAGGCGGTCATGGTCAGCAGCGTTTCAGTATCGAACACACTGCCGGTGAGCGTGACCGTGGTCGCGCCGGTGTTGCGGCCGTCATAGGACAGGCTGCAGTCCAGCCCCAGCCAGTCGTAGATCGCGCTGGTCGGCTCGGCCATGCGCTCGATGTACTCACCCACGACGCCGTTGATCGTGCGCTCGACGATTGCATAGGCGACGTCGCCATCATCCTCCGGCACCACGACAACGGACCTGAAGGCGCCGCGCGTGGTCAGGCGCGACCAGCCCACCACCTGGTGCTCGCGCTTGTACGTCATCGACAGCAGGACGCCATCGTCGCGCACCGACAGCACCGCCGACCACGGGGTCAGAAGGAAATCCCAGTCCAGAATTTGCCGGTACTTCACCAGGTGCGACGAGAACGCGGTCAGGTCGGCGCCGACGAAGCCATCGGACTCGAACGCATACGACAGATCGCGCACCTGGTTACCCTTCGCGGTGCAATAGATCGCCGAGGAATCCACCATCAGCGCCGGCAACGTGGACGCGGGCGACGCGGTCTGCGGGCGGAACGACACCGTCGACGGCGTGATCGGTGCATCCTGCGGCGTGGTCTCCTTCCACGCCCCGCCCGACGACAGCACCACCAGGTTCTGCAGCGGCACCAGGTCGCGGATCGCGTTATGCGTGCGCGAGTTGATCGTGGCGGTAATCGCGTCGTCGTCCTCCGACGGCACCGAGAACCCGTGCGTGTAGTAGTTTTCGATTTCGCTTGCCCAGATCGTCTGCGGCTGCTCCCGCGACCGCGCCCACCACAGCCGCGCCGCATAGAACTCCACCTCGCCGGGGAAGCCGTAAGCGTTGTTCCAGGCGCCGATCGACCACAGGTCGGTCGCCACCAGCGCGGAGGTGTCGTATTCGTCGACATGGATGGCGACGAGATTCCCGGGCGCGGAGCTGAAGGTCAGGGTGTCCGGTGTCGGATCCAGTACCCAGGTCCGACCGCCAGCGCCACCGCTGCCCGCGCCGCCGCCGCCGCCGCCGCCACCACCAGTGCCATAGTCGTCCGGATCGATCGCCATCAGACAGGCTCCCCATCCAGCGTGACCTGGTAATTCAGCTGCGAGGTGGACACCGCGTCGGTCACCGAGAACACCGTGGTGATGCCGTCGCCGACGAAGTCCCACGACGACAGCGGCGCGCCAATGCCGCCGATCACTTCCTCCGGGAACGGCACCTGCACCTGCGCGGTGACGGTTCGCGCATCGGTGAAGTCGGTGATCTTGGCGATGCCGTAGCCCGAATGCACGTACTCCCACTCGACACCGACCGCCCAGGTGGCGGTGCCGTTGGTGCGCGTGGTGCTGCCCGAATCCCACTCCCGGCCGGTGTCGTGGGTCGGGCGCACGTTGCCGGTTTCCGACCAGGTGCCGCCGGACGCCACGGCCACGGCCTGGTA